ACTTACAATTTAAAAAAATAGCAGGTGATGATATAGATAGGTACTTAGATGAAAATATGTAGAAAATGTGATAAGAAAATTACTTATGAAAATAGAGTTAAGTATCACAACTATCCTGGAATACAAAAAATATGTAAGCCTTGCAAGTTAGAAGAGTCAAGAAAGCATAATGCTAAGAAGTATAAAGCTATTAAAGAAAATCCTATTTGGTAACTACCAAGTTTCCACTATCTTGACAGATATATCATAGACTTTATAAGCAGATTGAGATACTCTTAAAGAGTTCTGATCAAACCTACAAATATAAAAGTCATCATTGTCATTGCTATTAGGCTGGAATATAAAAGGCAAAGCACCTCCTAATGTTTTATTCCATACCTGTGCATAGAATGAATCATCTGTTTCTATGTTAAATGCTAATGTGTTTTCTGAATGTTGTGTTCCTGAAGATAAATCTCCATTATTATAAGTAGAGTCAGCAGGATGCTCAGTATAATTACCACCTTTAGGGTTAGATGAAAATAAATCTGTTTCACTTATATAAGAGAATTTAAGATTCCAGGACTTTCTACCATTTCTTCTAGCTCCTGTTTGTGTAACATCTAAAGTATCTTCATATACATCAAAACAATTTGTCTTATTGTCACCATTAACCCATAATGGATTTCCTGTATATTTAACATTAGATATAGTTCCACCACCTGATGTAGTTGTAGTATCAATGCCATCCATTTCTATTTCCATGCTTAATTTTAAATCAGGAGAATGAGGCATAGTGTATTGAATGCCTGTGCTAATTGCTCCAACCCTTAGATTTGGATTGTTAAGTAAACCTAATTTAAAATTTTCACCTTCAATTGGATCAGAACCTGTTACTATGCTAGAACCTGGTAAAGGTTGATACCAAGTTCCATCATTCTGTCCATTTAAAACTTCTACAGCATTAGATTGAGAAACATTATGTTGAAAGTGTTTATTATTTCCATATTGAGCCTCTACATATCCCCACCCACAATTAGTTGCACCATTGTGATTTAAAACAGCAATATAAGTCTTCATATTTCCTGTAAGGTCGTAATCCATAAAAGAAGATGGCATTGGGATATGTATAGTATTATCACCATCACCAGTAATGTCAGACAATTGCCTAGCTATAGCAGGATTAAGTGTAAATAACTCAGGTGCAATATCAGGTGTTATAAAGCCAAAGATACTGTCATAACCAATCGTGGTCATCGTAGTTCCTATTGTCTTGTGATACAAATAATTATCTATATAAAATACTGGTCTTCCTACACTACTATATGCCATTAAATTCTTCCTCCTTTAGGTCTAAAGCTCAAAATTTCTCCACTTGTGCCTATTATATTTTCATTGTTTTGAATATTTTCTTTAGTATATGATGGTGTTTCTTTGTCAGCCATTATACTTGCACTTCCCCAATTATAAACTTTAACAAGATAAAATTCATTTATAATACCTTTGTACTTTAGCAAACTCATACCATCAAGGTTTAATTTTTTACGATTATTTATATTAATTTTTTTAGTTCTGGGGTTATGAACAAAAGAAATGCCTCTTGCTGCTAAAACAAGATCATAAACCTCTCCAATATAACTTATTTCTATAGACTTTACAATTCCATTAACTTCAAAGTCAATTGTAGATATTTCATCATTTACAATTTCTGTTTTAATTGTTGCCTCTGTAACACTAGTTGTGTTTTTGAAGTTGTTTTTTCTTATTCTCATGTTTCGTTTAAATGACATTTTTATCCTTTTAAATTTCTCCTGAAGAAGGTTCTCCACTATATATAAAAACTTCATCGCCTGAATTATGTGTTTCTGTTTGTGTTCCAAGAACACCTCTCTCTACATAAAGTATAATTCCAAGTGTATCATTAGAATATGTCATTGTAGTAGAATCTGTTACTCGAATCCATTCATTTCCTATTTTCATATGCCAACCTACATATATACTTTCCAATCCACCCCCTGTTCCTGTATAATAATTAAGAATGTTTGGAGTAAGTTTGCTCATAACATTATTGTTATCAGATAAAACAGTATCATTATAGTTAAATACATCTGGGTTATTTAAAAAAATATTACGACCAATTCCTGTTTCAAAATTATCAAAACCATTTCCTTCTCCTGCTGCACTAGAAATAGTCCAATTAGGCAAAGCTTGAGTAATATCTTCATAAAAATTATTTGACCAATATTTTGTTACACCTAAAACACAAGATTGATTATCATTTCTTAATATAGCTCTCCAATCAAGTCCTAACCTATTTAATACTCCTGAAGATGCACCTGTAGGCAATCTTAAAACACCTGCCCCTTCATAATTGTATGCATCAACAATAACATCTTCTTCTTCTTCAGAAATAAGGTCAGGATTTAAAACTTCATTTAAAATAGCTAAGTCGTTGCTATCTATAACTTTATCTCCATTCATATCACAGCTATATAATTGCCCTTCGGATATATATTGATTAGGGTAAAGTAAATGTTGATTTAAATCTTCATAATCTTGCTGGTCTGTAGCCCCTGTTAGATTAAAATCGCCACTTGCTCCTGATAAAACATTGTCATTTCTATTTAAATTGTGCATCTGTATACACTCTATATTTACATATTTTATATCTTTAGTTATATTTGTTATCATAAAATAAGGATAAATTTCTTGACCATTTCTAGTAAAAGACTGTGTATAATCTTCTCCATACAATTTCATATTTTCTATTAAAGAATCAAATCTGATTATATCTGTAACTTCAAGATTAGCATATTTTATAGGAACTCTAAATTTAATAATGTTATGCTGATTGCAATTATATGCTAAAGTAAAATCTCTTAATTTTTCAGGGGTTGATGTACCAAAATATTCTCCTGTATATCCAACAGGGTATCTTGTGTATTTGCTTTCAAATTCTAAAACAGAATCTCCTGCATTATTTTTGTCTAATCCATAATATTCTTTTTTATATCCACTAGGGTAACCTTTATCACCATTTCCATAAAAATCATAAGCACTAACATAAGATGTTTTCTCATATGAATCAGTTTCATAATCTCTTGTATGTTTTACTGAAACCATCGTTTTAACATTTTCAATCTTTGTTCTGTCAAAAGATGATTTTATAATATCTGAAGATAGTATTGTAGCACTAACATCTTCTCCTGTGTAGTCATTTTTAATAATAGCCATGCTTAATGTTGAGTTAGATCTAAACAATGGAATTACAGGTGAGTTTTTAGCTATTTCTTGTATAAGTTTTTTAGCTTCCATTTGTTTTGTTTGTGAAAAAGCCATACTCCAATTACCACCACTTAAAAAACTGTCAATATTATTAAATCTTTCAGTATCTAAAGATACCTGTAGTCCTAATTCTTCTTCTATAATATGTCTAATAACTGAAGTGGGAGGACTTCCTTCTAATATATTGTCAGCCATTCTACCTTTTGTTTCTAAATAAAAGTTTTTATCAAATATATTATCTATTTCAAAAACATGTTTCATACTCATTCTACTAGCTTCTATTCTAAAGTTTACACTATCTTCTCTGTCTGTATAATTAAAAATAAAACCAATCATTGTAGCATTAAATCTACTAGGAATATCCCACTCTAAATCAGTATTTACTTGATCACTCCAATTTTGAATGCCTAATGGTTCGTTAGTATTATAAATAGGGTATAATCCATCAATGCCATCTATAGTGCTTAAGGATGCTGTACTTAAATTTCCTAAATCAATAATCTCTGTACTTCCATCTGAACCTGCTTCAGGAAGGTCTACTCCAAAATGAATTAATTTAACAGAGTTGTTTCCAAGATTGTCTACAATAGGTATGTTGTTATCTTTTTCAAAATAAATTTCTGCATCTAAATAACTAAATCCTGAACCTTCTATAGCATCATCTACTTCAGAACTTAAGGTAGTTAAAAGACCAAATGTAGTTAATGTATTCCCTGTTAGGTTCATATTGAAGTAATTACTCCCTGCCTCACTCATAACTATACCTGGAGTTTTATCTTTTGAAACAACTCTCATTCCTGGTCTATTATTTCTTTCTTCTGTCATATAGGTTCTTTGACCATTCCAACTATTAAGGTCTTTTAAAATTGGCATACCTATTGCTCCTGGCATCATCAAACCTTTAGGTGCTGTAACACCTGAGTTCTCAAATTGGTGACTCTCTGTAAAATGCATATGCCACCCACTTCCACAAAAATAATTGTGCCATCCTTGTGCTTCTCTTTTTATCCCTCCATCATTATTCCCTGTAAGATACCAATCATAATAACCTCCTGCTACAAACCCCATGCTAGCACCACCATTGTAAGCATCCCAAGTTTGATTCATTCCTGACACTTCACCTGTGTTTTGCCAAAAATTAGAATCAATTCCATTCCATTCTACTTGCAAATCATCTTTAAAATGAGATATATCGTATGGAGTGCTATTAAAATATTGATGTCTGTTAGTTAATCCTGTAATTCTATACCTTGGAAAATCATCATATGTAAATCCATGGTATTCCATTAACTCCCAAAAGTCTATATAAATAGGATCAGGTTCTATGGGATTGTCATTTAAAACATTTCCATCAGGATCAATGTCGGTAGTTTTAGGAAGTCCATTTAAGTCATAGCCATTAATAAAATCTCCATTAAAATCTTTAGAAAATGTTAAAAAGGCACTTAAATTGTAATCTAAAAAATCAACATTACTAAGATCTCTTGCAAATCCATATAAATAATTAGGAACATAAGTTTGGCTATAATCGTCTGACAGGTATTCATCGTCTTCAAAATCTGTCATTTGCAACCTCCAACCTGAAGTAATAATATTGCCATATTGCCCATGAGGTCTTTGAAAAAAATCTGTAGGAGTTCCCCAAAAATGATTAAATAAATTAGCTCTTCTATTAAATTGATTTGTATTGCTAGGATCAACTGTTTGTAATTGATTTTCAAATGGATTAAAACTTTTATAATCACCCACAGTAGCCCAAGAACTCCAAGGTCGTAATGGTCTTGAGCTATCAGTTTCGTTTTCATACCATATTGAAAATAAATCATATAGTTTTTTAGCATCAGGCATACATATAAATTCAACCTTATTAGCTAAATCAGAACCTAGTAATCTATTTGCATTTCTGTGCCAATGCCAATATTTTTCATTATCAGATATTTCAGGATTTTCTTCATCCCAATCGCCTTGCATTGCACTAAGTGAAAAAGTTTCAGAACTATTAAATGAACTGCTAGTGTAAGAACCATTATAGAAATGATTCATAAGAAAAAAACCATCATCTGTGGTTGCCAACTCAGTTAAATTAGAACTATCATATGGTGGGAAGTTAGCATATGTGTTAGAATTACCATCTATTCCATATTCAGGGTTTGTTATAGAAAAACCTTCATCTTCATATTGCCAATTTATACCTATATTAGCATAATTAGACTCATTTGCTCCTGAAAAATGTATTCCTGATGCTCCTACATTTCCTAGACTTAAAGATGTTGGTTTGTTATTATAAACAACTTGCATTATCCCCATAGATATTGTGTTTGTAGGTACTAAACCATCATATGTAGCTCTAAGATATGTTTTTGATTGCAAGGAAGAAGCATTGAAATCTCGACCTATTTGGATTGAAGGATTTTGAGGGGAAGATGTGTTTACTCCCTCATCTAAATTAGATTGTATTGATAAATTTTTCATTACTTTTAAATAAGTTCCTGAGTAAACATATAAATAATCAGAAAATCCTGAATAATTTCCACTAACAACATTGTAACCATCTAAAGCATTCACAGTTCCTTGTTTTACAGGAATCTCAAACCTATCAACCAAAGTATATATTTTTTTAAGGTTAGCTAAATCTAAACTTATATCTTTATATAGAACACAAGGTGCTTTTTCAATCTCACCAAATACCATAGGTATTGTTTTATTTATATCTTCTTCTTTATATGCATTTTCAGAGTTTAGCACTCCAATAGGTACTTTTTTGTGCATAACAGATTCTGTAAGATCTTCTAATATAATTTTAATGTTGTTGTAATCGTGAGAAACCCTTTTAATAATAGCTCTATATATAGGCAAGCATTGCACAAGAGTTGTACAAGATTGAGATTTCCAATATATTTGAACATCGGTGTTTAAAAAATTCACCTCATTAAATAAATCACTAAACAAAATTCTATTCCCATCATTTGTAAAGTAATCTGTGTTTGACAATGTGAGAGTCACATTATTTATTTTAAAGTTTCTGTTTTCTATATCAATAGATTCTTTAATAGAAGGTATTTTAAGATTTAATGTTTGGAAGTTTACAATTTCTCCATTATCCTCTAATACTTCTGCATTTTGAGATAAATAAATAGGAGGATTTGTGTTTATCTTAACAATAGGATGTATATTAGTAGCATTACCTTGTATATCTGATTTAAATTCAGGAAAATTGTCTAAATTAAGCAATAGAACCTCCTCTTCTAAGTGCTTCTTTTATTTGTGGAACTATTTCATCTTCTATAGTATCTTTACCTAATATAGGATTGTTTATAATAATACTAGCTCCACCTCCACCACCTAAACCAGTGTTCATTCTATTTAAGTTTTCTATGCCTACAGCTTCAACAGCATCTCTACTCATAACAAACTCGCCTTGCTCTGCTTCAATCATAGTCCCACCTTGAGAATGTCTATTGCCACCAACCATACCACCATATTGGTATTTCTGTGCTTTAATTGCTTTGATTTGCATTGCACCTGAAGCAGCTATAAGACCAGCTAGCATAACATTTAAAGGAAAAGGCTCATCCCAAGCAGCAGTTATACCCAATGCAGTATTAGATATAGCTTCCATAACCTTAACATCTTTCATTTTTTCTTTATGCTTTCTTGTTTTTTCAGCATATTTAGCTTCAATTTCTGCAATTTTATCAGTTCTAATTCTTTCATTTCTTATGCCTTTAACAGTATCAAGCTCTGCTTGTTTAGCTTGATTGATTTGTTGCATTTTGACTTTATCATAGGCATTTCCTACATTGGCTATAGCATTAACTACTTTATCAACATTAGTTAATAACTTCTCCATTTCCTCTTGTTTTGAAAATTTGCCAAATATTCTTGAGAAAAATCCACCTTCTTCATCATCATCACCCCCTGTAAGACTAGCTATTAAAGCTAATTGTTTTTCATATTCTACTAAAAACTGCAACATTTCTTTATTTTTTTCTTTGTCTTTATCTTTATTAGCCAAAGATGCATCTTCATCATCTAATCTTTTCTTAAATTCTTTAGCTACTTTTTGGAAATGTTCTATATCTGCAATTCTAGCTTTTACATCTTTTACATCTTGAGATTCTGTTTGCTGTGCAAATTCACTAGCAAACATAGTTTCCTGAGCATGCCTTCTTTCTAATTCATCTCTATAATTTTTAAGAGAATTAAGTTCTTCTTTCATAAGCTTTCCAGAGAAAGTTTGGACTTGTGCTCTTGATATACCTTCTTTAGCCATTTCATTTTCAATAGCAGCTCTTGTTCTTAATATTTCTACTCTTTCTTTGTCAATATCATTCATTTTCTGCAAGGCTTCTTTAGAAGAATTTAAATCATCAGGCATTGATTTAAATTGATCTTCCATGTTTATCTTTGTCATTTCTGCAAAAGATAACTTTAAGTCATCTGCATTTCCTCCTGCTTCTTCTATTTGTCTAACAGTTTTTTCAAAATCAGTTTCAGCAAATTCTAAGAAAAACTCTCTAGCTGAACCTGCTGCTTCTGTTAAAAACCCTGAAAGTTTTTTTATTACAGGAGCAAATGCCTTACCAATAGCTTCATTTGCATCTCCCATAGCATTAGTCATTTGTTCAACTGAACCCCCAAGAGTATCTGCTGCTGCTGCTGCTTGACCTCCAAATAACTCAGCAATATTTGTAGTTAAAGATTCAAGTCTTTGAGAAGAGCCTACAGCACCTTTAACCTCCACTCCATATCTTGAAAGAGAATTTGTAGAAGAACCAAATGTTTTAGAAACTAAATCTGCTGCTGAAGATAAATCCATTCCTTTAGCTTCTGCTAAATCTAAAGTAGCAGCAGTTAATGTTTTTATTTGCTCTTCATCTTTAGTAAAAGCACCTATAAGAGCTTGAACTTCTATAATAGCTTCATCTCCAAAAGTAGTAGTTTTTTGAAGAGCAGAAGCATAATTTAATAATTGTGTACTTGTCTTACCTAATGTTGTTGAAAGTTTTTTCTCAGCTTTTTCTTGTTTTATAGAAGCATCAAATAACCTTTTAAATCCTACTGAAACTAAACCTATACCAAAAGAAACAAGCAATAACTTAGAACGAAGTGTTGCAAAAGAATTACCTAAAAGCCTATTATTTTTAACACCCAAAATACTTGTTTTATTTTGCTTAGTTAAAAACAGAGTAACTTGTTTTTGAGTTAAACCCATAGATTTCAACTCTTTTTCGTAAATTGAAGTTGTTCTTTGTAATTGATTAGTAACTACATCTAAATTTCTTATAGCCTTAACTAGGGCTTTATCGCCTTTAGGTTTAAACTCAATTATTAGCTGTTTTCGTGCCATCTTGTTTCGCCTTATTAATTTGTTTTTTCTCTAACTTTGCAAATGCATTTCTTATAACAAATGCTTTATCTACCCATAAACATGGCTGTTCGCCATAATCACCCTTATATGCAGGGACATTAAACTTTTCACAATACAAATACCTTTGTATATCTTTTTGATCCTTTTTACTGTGTACTGCATTACTGCATGTAAAAAAAGGCAATTGTGCTTGTATTGATGGTACAATATCAAACTCATTGCCTTTAGAATTAGACTCATTTATTTCCTCTATTATTAAATCTATAACCTTCCAGACATCTTCATCACTTTCAAATTTCCAAACTGGTCGGCTTCCATTAACCAATACAGGTATCTGAGCTTCGTAAGGATATTCTTCGTATTGACATCCTTGGCAAGCCTCAAACATAACATTTAAAGCTAGTCTGAGGCTTCTTCTTCCCCCAGGTTAAGTAGATCTCCTTGTATAAGTTGAAAGATTTCGCTTTTATCAGCAAAAGTTAATGATTTTATAAATTTATCATCAGAACCTTTAACACCCATCCTAATAAACTTTGTCATTGTAGAGTGTACCATCTTTATTTTAACACCATCATCTGTGGTGTTATAATCAACAGAATCTAATAATTCATCTCTTTCATCTACTGTAAGGTCGTTTAAAACAACCTCTTTACCTGACTTGAGTTTGATTTTCATACTGCTCCCCCTTTAATTTAATTATTCATTACAATCAAATGTAACCAATACTGTACTTCCATCACTTGTAGCTTTACCTGATACATCAAGCATCATTAAATCGCCTTCACTATAAGCAACATTAGTTAGCACACCATTGTCAATATCAACACCAAAAGCATTATTATTAGTAAATTCAAATAAATTAGCTGCTGTTGGAGCTGATTGTGTGTCAAATGTATGAACAAGGTCTTTAGTTACAGAATCATATTTAACTTGTGTATCAAAAGTAACTGCAAACTCTGCACCTCTAGTCACACCTTCATAACCACTAGCATACATTCCATAGAAAGTAGCAGGATTATCTAAAGTTACAGTAAAGTTACCCATAACAACTTCTAGCCCTGCACATAAATGCTCGCTTGAAGTATTAAATGATTTTGTATCTGTTCCTACATAATATGTACCACCACATGCAGTTGCATCATTAAGTGTTGGCTTCTTTCCTGATTGTAGAGTAGCTGAAAATTTAACTCTTCCACCTTCTGTTCCTGCATCTGCACTTAAAACAAAATTAGTACATATCATTCCAGGGAACACTAAGTTTCTTGTGTTAGATAATTGCACATTGCCTGTACCTGGGTTTGTTTCATCAGCCCCTGCTATAACTAAAGTCATAGTATCTCCTGCTGTAGCATTAGTGCTTGCTGCTCCATCACCATCTTCGTAAGATATATCAGGTGGAGTATATGTAGCAGACACAGCAGGATTAGCAGCATAATCATTACAAATATTTTGCATTAATAATTGGTGACCTGCATCTTCGTGCATTGTTCCTGATATACCTAGCTCCACTACTCTTAAAGTATTATCTTGAAAAAAATCTGCATCTTTTAAAACTCTACTGCCATTTCTAAGATCAAGTGCTTGTGTTATATTTAAAGATGGATAACTAACAGAATCAACATCTAATTGCAACATAGAAGTACCTAATACACTTGTACCTGCTGCTGACTCTGCCTTAACCCAACAACTAAATTCTTTAGGCGAAAAAGCCTTTGCTGATTTTGACATTATTTATCTCCTTCTTTCTTCTTTGTAGAAACTGCTTTAGGTTTATCTAAAACATCTACTTTATTTTTGATTAATTTATGGACAGAGCTTACATCTATTGTTTTGCCTTCTTTTAAATCAGACCAATCTGATACAGAGCAACCACAGCTTTTCCAATTGTTTGACAAACTCTCTCCTGCTTTTAGTTTTATTTTCATAAATCTCCTAACTTACATTCCCTAAATGTTGGCATTTCCAATCCCACTCTGTTATATAAATTCCAGACTCTTCATCTGCATTTAAATCTGTGCTTTCAAATCTACAGTTAAATGCATTGGTACTATCTGTTAAAGCCATACTAACATTACTGTGTATTAATGCTTCAATGCGAGAAACATACCTAAGTATATGATCTAATGCAGTTTCTTTAACATTAACCTCTGCAAATATAAATCTTATTGTAATAGAAAATTCTCTTGTTTCAGAGGTTGCATTATACTCGTTTAAAACACTTCCTGTAGGTATAAGCTGTAATGCTTGATTTACACCTTTAGGTACAGTATTTCCTTTATAGACAGGTAGAGCACCTTTAAATTCTGTTTCCAAAACAGACTCTAACTTGTCTAAAATATTCTTCCAATTGTTTGTGAAATTTACTGCCATTCTTAATATTTTCCAAATCTGACAGTTCTAGTTCCACCTCGTGTCATTTTAACTGAATTTATCGAAGAATTATCTACTTCTTCTCTCCATCCTGCTACTTCCATTTCCCATTCATTGTCGGCAGTAGCAACACTATCGTCTGCTGATCCACCAAATCTTATTTCTATGCCATTAGCAATATGTTGATAATCTCCTGTAATCTTTTCAGCAGTTACGACTTGTCTGTTCTTTAAACTTTCTCCATCTTTAACCCAAACAGAATAAGTGGCAGTTCCAAGAACACCTCCACCTATAACCTTAATCTTTATTAAGTCCCAAGAGCCTGACCATCTTCCTCTTGTATCTACTGGTCTTATGCTTCCTGATGTATAAGTAACATCTCTTATAACTCCTTTTGATGAGTCTCCAGTTGTTTGCCATGATAGTGCTGCTCCTCCTTTGTTTAAAGCATCTATGTTACCCATTGCATCTTCCATCATTGCTGTTGCAACTTCTGAAGTCGGGTCATGGCTTCTAATAAGAAAGGTTGCTGCTAATAATGCAGTTGTTCTTACTATTATATAATCATAATTACCTTCTTTATCCTTTAATTGTTCTTTAGGTAAATTAGGGTCTAGCTTAGCATCTAAATATCTACTAGCATTTTCTGTTATTCTTGTAATTAAAGTAGAAAATTCTTCCCCTGCTTCCATAAGTTTGTCGCTTGGGGTACTTGCCGAATAATAATAAGTTATATCTTCAGCACTATTATAAAACCATTCCCCTTCAACATTTAAATCAGTATGTGCAGATTGAGCTGAACCTAAGTCTTCTCCATCAGCAAATAACTGAGTTGTTAATCCACTATTATGTGCAGCATATTTATTTGTTGTTACTTCTTTCCATCCATATAATGCTCTTTTGTTATCAAATGAATCTAATTGAGGAAATACATCCTTTAATTGTCTGTGTGTACAGTATGTTGGTGCTGTTGCCATTCTTCCTCCTATTTAACTAAAGGATAACCTTTAACTTTAATATTTATTATTGTGTCTAACAAGTTATTAAGACTACGAACTGAAATGTCATCTATTGTGTTAGAAGATCTTGTAGTAACCTTGCCTGTCATAACACTTCCATATCTAGCTGAAACGACAAATTCTGCATTAGGTTTTGCTGTAAAATCAACAGCTCCTGTTTCGTAGTTTATAGTTCCTGTTCCCATGCCTACTAGCCTTCCTTCTCCATCGTCAAACATAAATGCACTTTCATTGACCATTGATTCGCCAGTTTTAGCAATAGGAACTGTATCATCAGGAAGTTTAGCAGCTATTGCTGTTGCTAATTTTGCTACAGTAGGAAATCTTCCAACTCCCCAAACATCTGTACTTGCTCCCGAAGAATCAGTTAGAGCTATAGAAGATGTAGAAAGACATTGCCCTGAAGTAAACCTTACATCTCCATTAACTATACCTACAGTTACTTTCTTTTCAAATAAATTACCTGATGCATAATAAGCATCATTAAATACTTGTTGTATTCTACTTAAAACACCATTACGACCACCCCAATTAGTATTATTAGCATCTACTGTGAATTGCACATCGTAATCTCCTGCTCCATCTACATTTATGTCAAATTGATATGTAGTTCCTGCTGTAAGACCTGTGTTAGTTCCAGGTGTTATACCTGAAAGACCTAATTCTTGATAACCTGCATTATAGAATTTAAAAGAAACAGAGCTTGGCAATATACCTGAACTATGCAATGTGTTAGCTCTTCCATATCCAAAGAAATTCATTGCTTTAAATTTACCATCATTATCTGTCTGAGGAACATCATAACCACCTGTTGCAGCAGTAAAATTATGATAAGCATTAAAGAAAGGAAGTCTAATCGCAGCATCATCTGCATGGTCTGAAGCAGCAGTTGATCCATGAGTACCTCTAATAACAGTTAAGTTAGTATTAGCAGCATCAGAATCATCTCCCACAGCAGTAACTTCCATAATTTCATTATTAACTCGTATTAAGTCACCAACATGAAAAAAGTTTGTATCATTGTCAGATTCTAATATTAAATTTGTAACTGATGCAGAACCTGTTATATCATCTCCTGTCCCATCATTAGAATCTACTGTTGAATCTATATACATGTTAGAATTAGGTGCTGCTTGATCTAATTTAGTTCCATTATACATAGTGTTTGCATCTTCAGATATTATAACTCTTGACATAGGAAAGCTTACAGTTTCTCCTGCCCCAATTAAAAATTGCAAGTATTGTGATGTTCCTTTTGTATTACCATCTGTCCAATAACTAAGTTTCATTAATACTGATGCACCTGCACCACCTGTATTTGAAATTTCTAAAGATTCTGGAGCAACTAGAACCCCTTTTGCTGCTGTTATACTAGATGAATAAATAGATGTTACTGTACTACCTACTTTAAGTGTTTGGTCAATCATCTCTGATACCCTACCATTTCCAGTAGTCAAATTATTGTTATTTGCACTTTCAACAGGTAGATTTATATTTGTCCCTGCTGGATTGCTGTAGTCTGCCATAAAACTTTCTCCTTTTTACCTTAAATGATATTTAACCATAACAGATACAGAGTAGTCACCTGTCACATCTGTTGTTAAAAATGTTGCTAAAATTACTTTATTACCTGCTACATCAGCACTATCTACTGTCCATGTGCTTTTATAGGCTTGTTCACTACCTGCATTAGTCACATCTGAATTATGTGCTAATAATGTCCCATCTGCTAAAGCTGATGTAGAACCTGAATTAAATGTATAAGACATAAGATGCATACGAGTTGTAGCACCTGTTGCATTATCACCACCTTCTAAAGAATATACTGCATCAATAGTTACATTGTCAGGCACAAGCCACATACAAGGAACAACTACAGAAGCATCTGTTCCTGCTCCATCTGCTGTTGTAAATGATGTGTCAGGATCAGTTCCTGTGCCTAATTGAAAGTTGTCTGCTAAAGCATCAGTTTGAGTGTTGCCTCCAAATGACAACACATGATGTCTGTTATTTACATAATTAGCACCTACCCCTGATGATACACCAAAATAAGCATATTGTGTATTCACAGTATGTTGTCCTATTCCTGCTTTAACTAGATCATTAGTAGAATCTACAGTTAATAATGCATTTCCATCAGCATCACATATAACACTGTTAGTAGTTGAATCAGTTGATGGTTGTGCTTTTAAGTTTCTGTCAGATAAATATAATGCACTTGTATCTCCATCTCCACATTTAATTTGTTTTATAGTAGAAGAAATACCAGTATTAGAATTGTCAGTATGAAGTATGTCTTTATAAACCTCACTTAATTTCTTATCTGTAAAACTAGCCATTATTTACCTTTATCTTTCTTCCCCTCTTCAGCTTTTTTCTTTTCAGCTTTTAAATATTCTATAGTGCCCATGCACTTTATATAAGCAGTTTCAATGCCTTTTAATTGTTGTTCTAACTCTTCTATCTTTTTATCGTATTCCATTATTGCTCCCATTGTTATTTTTATGTCCCATCGTAAATTGTCGAAGGCAATGCTGTTGCTTTCATTATAAAAGGATGATATGCTAACCCATTGCTTGATCTATAACCATATTTTATAAAAACAGCAGTAGCATCACTAGATTTTAAGCCTAAATAATAAGTGATAGATGCTCCCTTTTCCAATCCTTTCACACACCATTTAAAAGTTATAATCTCATCATCTATTTCATCATCTGACTTAACACCACCATAGTCATATTCGTATGTATTGCCTACTGAATTATAAGTAGAACTATCACTCAGACCTGCAAACACAGTAACATCAGATGTACTTGTTCTGTCAAAATATCCTATAAATTCTATTTCTACATTACCACTAGGTGGTGCAGTAAAAGTAACTTTATGACCTGCATCTTCTACAGTAAAAGATGTTTCTAAATAATGTACTGCATAATCATCAATGCAAGTATAACCTAAAATCTTTCCTGCATCTACTTCTGTTTGAACTGATGCCCCATCTACTGTTATAGCTGAGGCATCTATAGTTCCTCTTACTTTTAATTCATCATTAGAAAGCTCTAAAATACTGTTTTTATCGCCTATTTTAACAGGCTTGAGGTTTGTATCTATATTAGAATCATCGCCTAATTTTATAGGGTTTTTTCTTTTAGACTCAAATCTATCTGCTCGTATTTCAGTTCTTCTTGATGCCACTTACTTTCCTTTAATCTTATCTACGATAGGTTTTAATACCATATCCCATACCAAATCATCTTTTTTAGATGGACTTAGCTTAATACCTTTTTCTAATACATATAAAGCCAATAAAAACCATTCCCAGTTACTTGTTAGCATTGATAGCATTTACTTCTCCTTTTTTAATTTTTTTATTTCTTTTTTTAAAATAGCAATTTCTTTTTCATTGCTTTCTATTGTTTTACCTTGTTTATCAATTAGCTTATATGCTTGTTTCATTTGCACATCAAGCTCATTGTCTTCTTCTACATACTTGTTAATCTTATTTAAATCAAATTGTTTAAAGATTTGCTTTAAGACAAGATCTAAAACTTTTTTAACTAAAATACCTTGTAGCATTTATTCTCCTATTATTCCAGTAGCATAAAATAATAATAAACCACCCAAAAAAACAACCCAGAAACCTAACCAAAATGCTGTCATTTCCTGCACTTAGAACCTCCAATTAACTCCTGTAGAGATATACTCTTCATTTTTACCATAAAAACTTGCTTTTGTTCCTTCTAAAAACAGACCTATTTTATCTGTTAAAATCATACCAAATAACATACCTATATCATATTGGTTTTCTTTTCCTTTATATGATTTATCTGTTAAACCATAAGATTGTGGAAATATATTAAGCCAAATATGTGAGTAAAATTTAGTATCTCTTGTTCCCATTAATACATCTAACCCTATAACTTGATATAATTCTGCTTGGTATTCTTTAATTTTATTGTCTTCATTATATTGATTTATGATGCCTGGCATATGATATTCGTAAAACTCTGAATCAGAATATGCAACTGCAATGGAGTCAGAGTTTTCCCAATAATAACTAGCTTCTTCATAATACATTTCCCAATAACCTTCTTCAGTAATTGGGTCAGTTTCAATAAAAACATAATAACTATCAATTTCTTCATTTCCATTTAAATCATGTAGAGGTACTAAAAAATCTGTATATCCATACTCATATGCAAGATACCACCAAGGATCTTCATAATCATCATAAGCAGGGTGTCCATATACTGGATGACCTTTGATTGTGAACCCTGTTGTAAAGTCAATAAACCAAAAGTGTTTTCTGTATCTTATGTCAAGTTCTGCAAACTCTAAATCTCTACTTTCTTTGTTAGTGTACTTACCTTTAACTACATACTTATCATTTGACCATTTAAGCCACACTTCTGCATCTTTAAACTCGTTATTTCTATTTCTAACATCTGAATACTTAAATAGATATTCCCAACCATTTACTGCACCTATAACTGCTTTATCTGCTAATGACGATTCATTACCTTTATAAAATCTACTTCTTGATTGGTATGGAAATAGTGCAATCTTTCTTAAGCCTATAGTATAATTGTAATCATTTTTTAACACTTGGTTACCTTTTACATAGGGTGTGCCCATTGTGCCACTAAGATATAAAGTCGAATAATCAAAGAAACCACCAAAGACCAAACTAAAAGTCGCAACCACATAAACAATATAATTTTTAAATCTTCCATGCATCATTACTATTATCTCCTTACCATTTCTTGCAAGACCAATATCTTGCTGTTGTTTTGTCTTTAGCAGTAGAACATCTATGCCTAGCTCTAAAAGATTTTCTCCTAGCAGGACTAGACTTCTTTATCCTCATGTTAGGATCACCAAACATAACTTTTTTTACTTTACTACCACTTTTAACAAATACTTTAAACTTTTTGCGACCATAACCTGGTTGCCCTTTACTTATACGAGATGGCTTGTTCAATCTAACTGATTTACCTTTATATTTAGCCATTTCACTTCTTCTTTCTTTTATATTTTTTCATACCTTTTTTCTTTTTAGCAGGCCTTCCTTTTTTCTTGCCATAAGTTCCTTTTCCATAAGGCATATTAGAACCTTCCTTTCGAGTTTTTTTCTACCTTAGTTAATCTTTCTTCAAATGAACTTATCTTAGCTGATAATGCATCTAACTTATCTTTGCAATCGTCAATGCCTGACAGATCAACTTCAGGTATATCTATCTTTTTATTCTTTAATTTATCTAATTCTGTTTTTATATATGTTAAGTCACTAGCTAAAGGTGTAAGTTGAGTAGACAATGTTTTTAAATCTTTAAATGTTTCATCATACTCATCTAACTTGTAAGATATAATTTTTAAATCACCCATAGACTTAATGTTGTTAATCTCTTTAGTATTGTCTTCTACTGCACCTGTTAGTGTAAAATAAACACCAACTCCTGACACTACTACAAACATAATAGTAACAAGGAATTTTAAATCCATCTGAAATGCTGTATTCTCGCCTATTTTATGAGCCATTGGGGTATCCTCTTTAATATTTACATTTATTTGTTGGTCATTTAAAGCCTCTGCAACCTCATCTATAGTTACATGACCTTCTTCTACTAATACTTTACCAAGGGGAACTGATCTATTATAATTTATAGCTTCATCAGCTTGCTTACTTAAAGCTGCTGTGAGTTGTTTTTTATTTATATAACCTTTAAGTAATAATAAATCACCTATTTTCATCCTTCAATTAACTCTCCCCATAAACTAGTTTTTCCATTTATAATCTGTATAATATGAACTGTAAATAAACCACCTTTAAAAAAATCGACTATTGCAAATGCATGTGACCAATTTATAGTTCTGTTGTCAAGCCAAGCATTTTTCTCTGTAGACATATCTTTTAAACAACCTATACTCCAGGCTGATTTAGCTCCATCCATATGAGTAGCTGAATGTTGCTGTAAGTCATGCCAATGTCCATACATTATATTACAACCTAACTTTCTAAGGTGGTTTGATGCATGATACTGACCTCCATACTGATGTCCATGATAAAAATACAACTTGCCTATTTTAAGATGACTACCAAAAGGATAATATGTGTATCCTCTTTCATCAAGTTTTACTGCATCTTTAAACATATACCCATCTAAATAAGGATAGCTACCTACGAACATATTAAGCCAATTGTCGTGATTGCCTTCAGTAATGTATTTCTCATCACATCCAGCTTTATCCAAAGCCTCATCTATTTGATCCATACCTTTATTAACATCTTTTACATCTTTTTCTAAGGTAGGTAATATATATTCTAATGGTGGTTTCTTCTTTCTCTTCCACTTCCAATGCGAAAATGCTTCCCATTCACCTACATCTCCAAGATCTACATATATATCTGGTTTAACTATTTCTATAGTCTTACATAATATATTTATAGACTTGACATCATGTAGAGGAAAATGTTTATCAGGAGTTACGATTGCTCGTTTAACGACTCCTTTATCCCTCAAAGCCATATATTTTCCTTGTATTTTTAATATTAATTTAGTATAAAGGGAGGAAATTTCCTAATTTGAGGCTACTGCTTTTACTTCTTGACTTAGCTCTTTAGCACGATTTGGGGTTTGTTTAGCCCAAAGACTATCGAGCATCTCAATGGAAGCCTCTTCGTACTGCTCTGTTTCTAATAAGTATATTGTTTTTTTGAATTTAGAAAAGCCATTAACACCTAATTGATAACACATATCAACCACAACATCTTGTATTTCAGTAGGAGCATCTTTTACCCAAGGAAATGTCTTTTTAATCCTCTCAACCAAAAGTGCTAAGTTTCTAACAAGGATAAGCTCTGCTATATCTTCGTCTAAGAATAGATCTTTAATAGCAAAGCCATATCCGATTGTGTCATAACCTTCGGTGCATTTATAAACAGTAGATTTAAAACCTTCGTGCTTTTTAATCTTCTTTAATAAAGTCATTTTATTTTAATCTTCAAATCCAAAGTAAATATCCATGCTATCTGTAGCACCTGTTGAGGCTGGATCGCCTCTCCATATTCCTGCAACAAAAATTGAAGTAGTGTCAGTACCACCTTGCATAATTAAACCAATGTTGGATTTTGTAATAACATAAGCATTTACTAAATCTCCTTCAGATAAAGTCATTTGCACACTTCCAAAAAGACCTACTGCTTGTGCTTCTGCTCCTGTTATGTCTACTGCCCCACTTCCTGATCCTAATGCTTGAGCTCCTGCTGGTGAAGAGCCTATTTCAAGCCTACCTTTGCAAAAAACTAACTCTAAAGGTGCTGCTGAATCATCTGCATCTAATATCACTACACTTTGAAGCATTGTTGCTAAACCTTTTTCTGAAGCAGCTCCAGGTATTTCTGTCCAATTAAAAGCTACATCATTATCAGCATTATCATCTGCTGTCATTGTAGGTTGAATTTTTACAACTCTCCTGAGATTTCTTTTTATCTCACTCATTATTCTTTCTCCTTCTTAGATTTTGGTGCTTTTTTAGGTTCTGCTTTAGCTTTAGGCATTTCAATTTCCATGTCAAAATTTTTATTTTTCTTCCATTGGTCTACTCTCGCTTTTCCAGCCATGTATTGCACACCTGTTCTTTTGCCTGATGGAGCAAAAGCTCCTTTAAATTTTACTTTTATATCTTTCATTCATTCTCCGAGTTGTTATAAGGGGAGCAAAAACTCCCCTTATAATGTTAAGATAAACTACTTGCTTACTACCAAGCAGTTGTGCCTTCTTCAACAATACCCCAAACTTTAGTTTGAGAAGCATCTTGAATTAATTTAGATCCATAAATCATATCACCAACTAATTTGTGTGCGATATAATCAATATCATATTCAGATTGAACTTCAGGCTGTTTGCTGAAAGCATAACCTAAACCTGAATTATGAACTACGAATCCACCAAGAACATTTGCATTATTTAATGCACCATCATCAGAATCAACAGCATCATTATGATTTGTTGATGAGATGTTGTTAGAAAGAACCACATCCATACCCATAACTGTACCAACTAAGCCATTTTGAATATCAGCTGTGTTAGTTTTAGAAATATGAATAAAGTCATCTATTCTAAACAATGAAGCATATAATGTTGGATTTAAAACTAATGTGCACTCATTAAGAGGGCAATCGTTTTCCATCACAACTTTTGATATATGTGCTAATGTTAAGGCATCAATAGTTTTTGCAACTGTGTTACCTGCTATATTGATACATTCAGTTGTCAATGCTAAAGTAGCTTCTAATGAAACATCGAAACCTAAAGCCATTTTATAACCGATTGAATCTGCATACATAGATAATAGATCAGAGTTTGATTGCACTTTTCCCATGTCATCTATCATTGCTGAAGCATAACTATGAGATGTTACATCCAATGCAATTTCATCTTCTGTTGCATTAGTATAGTTCACAGGAACATGAGGGTCTTTTGTTGCGATATTTGCCACATCAGCGACTGATGGAATATGAACCTTATCTCCACCAGCAGACACTAGACCTGAATAATCTGTTCCTAGATTTGCTAATACTAGATTTTTTTTGAATGAAGCTCTTACTGCCTGTGCCCATACTTCAGGTATAAATACAGCTAATTCTGTATCTGAAGCATATGAAGCAGCAGGGTTAGCTAGTCCTGTACTTGTTGCCATTTAAATCTCCTTTTAAGATTTTTGCTTCTGAGGCTGTTTTTTGTACTGACTTAGAATAGTTGTCCAGTTTTGCTTTAAATTTTGTCTATCAGACCAATCTATAGGTTTTTCTGGAACAGCTTTCCTTGCATTACCAACAACTTCAGGAGCATTTTGTTTTGTGTTATTAATTTTACTCGTTACATACTCAAGAGTTTCTAAGTCTAATTTAGTCAAAGATTCTCTTTCATCTTCAGGATGGTTTTCTAATAAAGAAGTTCTTTTTGCCTCTTCATATTTAGCCCACTTACTAGCATTAGAAGTCAAACTTTCAATTTCAGAAGAAGCCTTTTCATATAAGGTTTTAAATTCTTCTTTCTCTTTTAGCCTACCTTCTTCTGCTTTAGCTTTAGCTTTTTCGTATTCAGCTAATTTAGCTTCTGCATCCTGAGCTCTTTTTCTATACTTCTTGCTTTCTGCAATATACTGATCATTCGAGCTATCTTGAACAGTTTCTGTAGCAGGACTTTCACTAACTGTTTCTGTCTTTGCTTGTGTTTGTTCTTCGGACATACTGTCCTCCTTTTTATATTAAAATAAATGAATAATGCATAATTTTGCATAATTCTTATAGATAACTTAAATTAAAAGCAGGTAAAAATGCAAATTTTTGGATAATTCACTACAAAATTATAAAGAAAAGTGGTTTGACTACATGGATTACAAGCCACACTTAGGGCAAAGCAAACTGCATTACCCTACGAAGGACACTGCAAGGTTTTTTGTCATGGTTTGTGGGAGAAGGTTTGGTAAGACAACTGCATCTGCTATGGAAGCAACATATTATGCTTCTCAACCCAACAAAAGGATATGGCTGGTTGGCTTATCCTACGATAAAGCAGATTTAATGTTTAGGGAAATTTGGAAAACAATGGTAGTTGGGCATCCAAATGACATTAAGAGAGCTTCAGAAAAAGACAGGTTTATACATTTTAAATGGGACACAGTAGTTGAGGCTAAATCAGCAGACAATCCAGATTCTCTGGTTGGAGAAGGATTAGATCTATTAATAGTTGATGAGGCTGCCAAAGTTAAAAGTAAAATATGGGATATGTATTTATCTCCCACTTTGTCTGACCGAAAAGGGAAGGCTATTTTTATCACAACACCTGAAGGGTTTAATTGGATTTATGACTTATATCTCCTTGGGCAAAGCGATGAATTATGGGAATCTCACCAAGCTCCCTCTTGGGATAACCATTATGCCTTCCCTAAAGGTAAACAAGACCAATTTCTTCTTGAAAGAAAAAGAAATATGGCTAAAGAAGTATATCAGCAAGAGTATGGAGCAGCTTTTACTTCATTTGCTGGTAAAGTTTATCCGATAGAAAGAAGTTTAGATGTAGGTAATTATAAATATAATCCAAACTTACCTACTTACTGCTCTATAGATTTTGGTTACAGGATGCCAGCAGTTGGTTGGTTTCAAATATATAGAGTTGGTGGTTTTTACCACATAAATATGATTGACGAAATAATACATAAAACAAATGTCAAAACAGATGAATTAGCCTTAAATATTAAGGCAAAGAAGTATAATGTAGTTAAATATTTTGGTGATCCTGCTGGAATGCAGGCACAAGGGCAGTCAGGTTTAGGAGATATAGAGATTTTTAAGAAACATGGCATAAATGTTCACACTAAAAGAGATAAAGCATCAAGAAGCATAGCATCAGGTATATCTCATGTAAGAGGTTTTATAGAAAATGCCCAAGGCGAAAGATTTTTTCATATAAATGAGAAATGTGTAGGAATAATAACAGATTTAGAGAATTATCGTTATCCTGAAGTAAAACAAGGAGCAGATTTAAAACCTGAGCCTGTAAAAGATGGTTTTCACGACCATGGTTGCGACATGATAAGATATTTTTTTATAAACAAGTTTCCAATTAAACAAAGAGAATTTAAAGTGAGGACAAGATGACAAATATGACAGTAGAAGAAATTATAAAGCAATCAGTATCTGATTCTAAGTTAATGAATCAGAAAAATAGAAGAGAATGGGTTCGTAAAATGCTCGACTATTATGGAGGGAATGGAACACACAACTATATAGAAAGTTACTTTGCTGCTGATGCTTTTAGAGAAATCCCCTGTTATAATGCAAACTTTACTAGAAGATTTGTTAATAAAATGAGCAGAATCTACACAGTAGGGGCTAATCGTAATGTAAGTAACGAATATGACCTACTGACTATTAAAAAAGATGCTAGAATGAAGCATGTAGAAAGAATGACTCGTTTAATGGGAACTGTTGCTACACAAATTATATATAAAGAGGTGAATGGGATGCCATTTTTTGATTATAGACCTGTTTATTACTTTGATGTGCATTTAAAAGACCCATTTACACCTTCTGCTATCATGTATCCACTATTAATGCAACCTGAAGACATAAATAATACAGAAAAATGTGAATGGGCTTACTGGGATGAGTCAATTTATGTTCATTATGACGAAACAGGCAGTATAATTGACGAATATGAGCATGGGTATGGTGTTTTACCATTTTTATTCACTCATAGAGAGGAACAAATAGACGAATTTTTCGTAGATGGTGCTAATGACATCGTAGATTGCAATGAACAAGTTAATATTGCTATGACAGAGATGCAATTAGGTCTAAGATTCCAAATGTTCGGTCAGCCATTTATGACAGGAGTAGATTCTGACAAAAGAATTGAAAGAGCAGGTTCAGATCAAATAATTGACCTACCTGAAGGTGCAAGCTTTGGAATTGTATCACCAGCAGGCAATATTGAGTCAGTTATTGAGAATATTAAGTTCCAAGTGGACTTAGTAGCACAAAATAACCACTTATATGTTCAATTTGCACAAGATGGTGGCGAAACTCCATCAGGAATTGCACTTAAAATCAAAGATTTAGAGAGATTTGAGGATTATCAAGACGATATAGAGCTTTGGAGGATGTATGAGCATGAATTATACTATGTTGAAAGAGAAATTGCTGCTTATAACAATATAAACCTTCCAGAAAAGCTAATGTTAGACTTTAACGAGCCTGAATATCCAAAAACAGTACAAGACCAGATATTATTAGACGAACATAGACTAAAACATCATATGTTAGATGAAGTAGATCTATTAATGGAGTATAATAAAGACTTATCTAAAGGTCAAGCTGAGAAAATTATAGAAAAAAATAAAAAAGCTATGGAAGATAAGCACTTGCAAGCTATGGAAGCTGGTGAATATGAGGAAGTAGAAAATGTGGAAGATTAAAACTAAAATTAATTTTGATTTTTCTAAGGCTGTCAAAAAACTAGATAAGATTTTCGAGAATATGTTTGATAAAATTGGAGAAAAATCTATAAAATCTATGAGAGAAACAATTGATAATCATGGATATGGTCAATATAGTGCTCCGAACCAAGGAAGATTGTCAGATGTAAGAAGAATTAACAGGCAAAGAGGTATTGGGTTTCCTGACCCACCAAAAGGAAGACTTGTAGCACCTACTTCTGATGATACTCCTCTAAAACAAACAGGAAGATTATATAAAAGCATGCAAGTTAAAAAAGATGGTATTCATATGATGGATTATGGAGAAGCACACAATGATGGCAGAAAAGATAAAGTTTATCCTAATGTAGGAAATATGCCTAAAAGAGAATTTATTGACATAGGAATAAAAAATGCCCTAGAAGATCCAGACAGAGAATCTGTTTATAATCAGGTATTAGATGCTATTTTTAAATCAATAGAATCTAAATGGAAGATGTCTAAATAATGTCAGACGAAGAATATAAAAAAATGCTAAAGATGTATTCAGTTCTTGAGAGAATTATGGATAAGTATATAAAAGAGTTCTCAGAGGAACAAGAGCTAGAGAATACAGATAGCCCAATTATGATACCAACTGAAATATATGATGAGATTTGTTACGAGATGGGAACTGACGAGATAGGTTTAATGGGAATTAGTTAAGTTTTTCTTTTTATATGCTCTTCTTTTGTGCTTTCCAGTCCCTATAACACACTTATACATATTCTTAATTTCATTCTTTTTAAATTTATAACCTTCAGGA